TCTTGTTGTAAAGCAATTTCTGCTAATTGATCTCTACTTAACCCTAAGGCAGCAGCAGCAGCTTCCTGTTGTATTCTATTTCCAGTAGCAAAGGATTCTATTATGGCTCCATTATTTGCTAATTCTTCTGAGAGTCCAGCTAAATCATTATTTAAAGCTAATCTTCTAGCATTTTCAAGATTAATATCTTTACCTATTAATAATTCAGCTTCTAATTCTTTTGTAATAGAACTTTCAAAATCTAATAAACTACCTGCGATTGCATCTACAGTAGCTAAATTAGCCCCAAATAATTTAGCCTGAGATGCGGCTTTAGCTAATTCAATTGGATTTTTACCTAATGAAACTGCAATAGCTGCACTAGCATTACTAATTTCTTCTAGTATAGCTTTTGAATTAAGTGCTACACCATTTTGTTTTGAGATTGCTCCTACAGTAGCTACAGTAGTATCTAAAACACCCTCAGTATTTTCACTTTGTATTCTAGAGAGTAATGATAATTTACCTGCAGCTTCAGCTGATAGTCCTAGTTGTTTGGTTAAAGTAGCTTGGGTTACTAAAGTTTGACCACCAAAATCGGCAATTAAACCTGTTTGGGATGTTAATTCAGAAAAAGATTTATTTAAATCTTTACTTGTTATAAATAATTTATCACTATTTGCAGCTGCAACAGCAAAATTTGTTTGCAATCTTTGAGCTTCATCAGCAGATACTCCAGTATTTTTAGCTATGTTAGCTATATTATCACTAGCTTGAAAAGCCCCATTTAAAAGCATTAAAAAAGCAGCATCAGCGAGTCTAGTAAGAGTTACAGTATCTTTAAAGTTACCGTTTAATATTTCGGCTAATGTACCTGTTTCATCTATTTTATTGGCATAACTTGCAGCATTTTCTTGTAAAATAGAAAATAAAGATTTAGATTTTTGAGCTTCAGTGTTTTGTTTAGATAATGCCCCTAAAGAATTTAATTGAGAATCAAAAGCTTCTTCTAATTCTACTTTTTGAGCTTCAGAAAGTTTTACTCCTTCTCGTTGTAATGCTTCAAATTTACGTAAGGCAACTGCTCTTTCTTTTTGAATTTTTTCAATTTCTTTTTCAACTTCTTTACCTACGTTTTTACCCTTATTAATTTTATTAATTAAGTCAGAATTTTTATTTAAGCTAGTGTTTGATCTTTTTAAAGCTCCAGATAAATCTTGGGAAAAAGAGTTTGCAAGTTTTTTTACCTCTTCTGAAGAGTTTTTGGTTTGATCCGTTATAGAAGACTTAATGTTTTCTCCAATAGATTTTAATTGACTATCTAAAGAAACAAGTTCTTCAGTTAGAGCTTTTAATTCTTCTTTTGATTTGTTTATTTCGTCACCAAATGCCATAAATAAAGGTATATGTTATAAATATTAAGATTTATAATTTTATTTATAACTAGTTTTCTGCTTAAATTGGGGAGGAGTTATTTTACCAGAAGGATCAATTACAGTTTGTTGATCTTTGCCTTTTTTAGCATCTTCAATTGCCTTCTTTTCTTCATCATAATGTTTTTTTATTTCACTAAAAGTATATTTGCGAAGCCAAATAGGCATATTATAAACAGAATACCAATCATATCCACCTTTACCGTGAAATACAATTTGGTGGATTTGATCAAATACAGACTTTCTAAAAGTAGGAGCTGTTTTAGAGGTCAGGCCAAAAAAAGTTAAGTCCAATTGGAATACTAATTGGCTCTCTCCCTCCATCGGGAAAAAAAGTCAGATCTATGTCTGGTTGGATTTTAGAGACATATTCTCTAAATGCTCTAGCATCTCTGGCTAACAAATAGTTGTCAACAAAGTTTCTTATATCTTTCCTTTCCTCCTCTCCATCTACTGATAAAATCATATGTTTTAATCTAGTAGTAGCTTCTGATGAATTGTTTGGATTAATTTTTTGTAAACCTTTAATTTCATTTTGGATTTTAATTTCATCCCCATGAGTTAAAAGTTTAAATACAATAGTAGCACCTGTACTAGGGAGTTCAAAAGTAAATTTATTTACACCTTTTTGGTATAAAGATTCATCTAAAACTTTATCTTCTAAAGTAGTTAAATCTACTGTTTCTTGTTTTCCATTAGCAGTAAATTTATAATCTTTACCATAACCTAAAATACGGGAAGCAATCAAAAGAGCGTTTTTATCTCCAATTAATAAATCATTATAGTTTATTTTAGATATAATTAGGGATTGAAGTAATTTATCAATGACCGTACCATTCTGAATGTAGGATTGATTTGTTAAGATATCTTCTTCCTTAGCAGTCATATATTTCATTTCAATTTGACCACTAGATAATGGATTATCTTCGGGATATAATAAGCCTTTTGAGGGTAAATCTACTATTTCAGTAGGTAATTTAAATTCAGCCATAATCTTTATTTAATAATAACTTTTGTTCTATGATAAATATGAATATAAAAAAGGAGCTTGACAAAACCAAGCTCCCTTTTTGGAGGTATGAGGGTTGGGTGTTTTTTTAGAAATTTAAAATACAATAATCAGGTTGTACTGTCATTGTAATTTCTTGAGCAGCATTTTCGTTATCCCAGTTATAATCTCCAAATGAAGCCTCTGTAATTAATGCTCCTTTTACAATCCATTCTGATACAACGTCACCTACAGGACCTAACACGTTAAATGTTAAATCTTTTTTATAGAAGTCACTATACCCATCACGACCAGTTACTGATTCATGATGCAAACGTACCCATTCCATAACGGCTTGAGCACCAGAAGGAGTAATAGGATCGAATAATGTAAACTGGATTGTGTTCCAAAGTGTTTTACCTTTTACGTATCTTGCAACGTTAATATGGTTTAACTGAACTGTTCCTTGAGTTAACGATACAGCTCCCATTCCTTTTACTGTGTAAGATGGAATACCATCAATATACACTATAAACCTATTTTGTTGTTTAGGTTCAAAAGCTGTGTAAAATATTTCGTTAGGATCTAATACTGCCATTTTATGTTTCTTATTTTATTATAAATATTCTATTTTTAAATTCTTATGCTGGGAATGTAGCTCCAGTTGGTAATACATTAAAGTCTAGGATAATAAATTCAGCTGTACGAGTTGGTTGTACGAATATTTGTCCTACTAACTCATTTCTATCTACAACAGAAGGGGTATTGTTTGTATCATCCATTACTACTTTAAAGGCATACAATCCTTGGCGTTGTTGAACTGATTCTAAGTATGGGTTAACTTGGCTTAAGAAATTATTTCTTGTAGCAATCGTGTTTTGTTCAAATACTAAGTTATCAGCTACCTGACCAATGAAACTTTTAAGAGCAATTAATAATCTACGTACATTTACGCGATCTAATGCGCTAGCTCGTTTTTGTAGCGTTTTTTGACCGAATACCACTACTCCACTTTGTGGGAATGTAGCAATTGGGTTAATGTTTGCTTCATATAAAGAATCTCTATTTCCAGCAGTTAATTTTCTTTCTGCTCTTATTACTTGACCTAATCCACCTCTTGTAATTCCAGCGGGTGCAAACCATGGCTCACTTGAAGCATCTGTAAATGCAAATACTCCAGGAATCATAGTTGAAGCAGGTACATAAACAGCTTCACCTGTATTAGGATCAATTGTTTGTAACCAAGGCCAATATGTTGAGGCATAGCTTGAATCAAACCCACTTGCTTGGCTGATTACAGTATTAATTTGAGTATTATAATTTACTAAATCAATTACTGAAATTGCATCTCCTCTAGCTATTGTATTATTTACTAAACTAGTAATTTGAGGTGAACCTGTATCATCATTAGCATCAATTAACCCAGGAGCAGTAATAATATTATATTTGTATTCATCTGTATTGGCTAATAAAGCAATAGCATCATTGTAATCACTACCCAATAATCCTTGAGTATCATCATTATTAATGTTATGGTAGAAATTAGCAACTCTACCAACAGGGATGTTAGAACCAACAGCACCACCAAACGAACCACTTTGTATTACAGGTAAAGATCCTGTAAATTCGTCTTTTGCGGTTCCAGTATTGTCAAAATATTTAGGAGTTTTAAAGTTTACTTCTTTTACTCTTACATACTTGGAAATATTACTATATGAACCAGATTCTTGGATATAATAATCTGTAACATCATTTCTTAAAGTATAATCTATATCACCAATTACTTTAGAAATATAATTTGACTCATATGGATCTAAAGAAATATTATTGTAAGATTCTAATACTACTTTTTGATTGTTATTATCATCACCTCTACGAATTAATAAACTAAATGTGCCTGAACTTGTATTAACACTCGCAATTTCCCATCTTACGTTATCAGCTGAACCTGTTTCTAATGCACCATCTGAAATTTCATCCTCTCCAGTATTCATTATTTCACCTTCAGAAATAGTTTCTAATACGAAAGGTGAACCACCAGTAGTAGGACCACCAGATCCAGTTCCAATTAAAGAACTAGTAGCAGGAGTGAATGAACCACTAGTAACACGAGTTACTAATAATGAATTTCCTCCATTTTGAAAGTAATTATTTGCTGAAATTGATGTTAGATAAGAGTAAGTAGTAGAACCACTTTCTACAGCACCACCAAATATTTGAGTAAATTCTCCAAAAGAACCTACTAATGTTGGGGTTTCCTTAGGACCTTTTGTAGTAGGTCCAACAATCGCAGCACCAACTTCTACGGGCTGACCTTGGATAAAGGATTGATCATTTTCTCTTGCTAATACCCCTGGAGATAATAATGTTTCTGCCATTTTGTAAATATATTATTTTTTAATACGTTTTATTATAAATATTAGAAACCTTTTCAAAAAACTATTCTGTTTTAGTAAATTCTCCTGTATCTAGGTCAATATTGCCTTCTCCATATTTATCTTGTAATTCTTTGCCCATAGTGTTTTCTTCTTCTTGCAATTTGGCTAGATTTTCTAAAATAACACTTCGTTGGCCTTCTAGGATAGCTTTTTGGATATCTACTTGACCTAAATTAAAAGTAATTTGATTTCTTTTTTCATTAAAACCTTTTAATTTTTGCAACTCTTCTTCTGATAACTTAATTGTTTTACTCATTTGTTTTAAATTTTATTTATTATAAATATATTAACTTTTTGGTAAATCCCCCAAGGTGTTCTATTAATTATTTAAGTTGTTAATAGCTTATTTAAAAAGGAGTTTCTTGTATGGATTCTCCGCTTACTAATTTACTTACTGATGAAGATAATTCGGTTTGAATTGATGGAATATCAAAACTCCCTGTAATCCATCCTAATACTGTATCTTGGGTCAAGTTTTCAAAAGCAATAAATCCTTCATCTGTAGATGATCCAGAAATTTCTATAGTTCCCCATTTACGGGCTATAGATCCACTAACAATAGTTTCATATGTGTATTCTACATCATATACAACTCCATCAGAAGTATTACGTGTTAAATTATTTATATACCAATTAAATTCCATATTTTATAAATATTTAGTTATTACATGTCGTTTATACCGGTTCGTTTAATGATGTTACGTCAAAGTATATTTTAAATTGTCCTACATTATTTCCATTAGAAACATAACTAAATTCTAATGTTTGATAATTTGAAAAAGATGTAATTGGACTTCTTAACCAAAAATTATAACCTGACATATTTGCTCCACTTGTTTCTGCATATACATGATAACCAGTACCTTCAACATTTGTATCTACTGAAGTACCTGTATTTGTAGTAGGAGGAACACTATTAGTTACATTCCATCTACCTCCGGTTGTTCCTGTTCCTAAAGCAGTCCAACTAGCTCCACTATAAGTACTAGTATTAGTTGTGGTGGTTTGCCATCCAGTTCTACTTGTAGATAAATCATAAGTAGAATTTCCTAAATATATTGTCGCACCAATTTGAAAATCTCCAAGATATGTGTTATTTCCTGTTCCATTTATATACTGAATTACAAGTCTTAAGTTTTTCCCAGCATATGCAGAGGCATCATAATCAACCCCATCTTGGAATATTTCCCATGAAGTAGTTGATGATAAATTTTGTGTGTATAAAACATCTGATAATCCTAAAGAAATACTGTTTGAATATCCATAAAATTCAGATACAGCATCCGGTGTTGACTTACCAGCAGTACTACTCATACTACGTAGAGATACGTTTGTACTCGCGGCACCTAGTTCCGTTTTAATTTGGCTAAAGCTAAGAGGATTTCCTGCACTTGGTAAAGCCATTATAACCTAGATTTAAGTTCGTCGATTTGTTTTTGCTGTTCTTTAATAGCTTCTATTAGTAGAGGTACTATTTTTTCATAGTTTACTGCTTTATAACCATTGTCTCTTGTAGTAACAGCTTCTGGTAGTATTTCTTCTATTTCTTGTGCTATTACACCTACATCTCTTCCTTTATTACCATGAATCGTTTTTACTTCTTCTTCTGATAATTCTTTCCAATCAAAGGTATTTCCTGATACTCCTATTACTTTACATAAAGCGTTTTGGATAGGATGGATGTTTTCTTTTAATCTTTTATCTGAGGTTGCATATGCTACAATATCATTAGTTGCATCAATTCTACCGGTAGTTGAATTAAGAGTTGTGGTACCACCAACTTGTAAATGACATGCTATTGTAGCATTATTCATGTAGGTGGTAAATCCTGCAGTTGTGGTTAAGCCACTACCAATTACAAATGAATTAGAATGTTGAACTGTGTTGTTGTTTCCTCCTACAATACCTCCATAACCACTACTAATGTGATTATTCTTACCACCACCAATAAAGTTACA